AGTTTTACGAAATCCAAATTTTTCTACGGCATCAACTGCACCATGGTTTTCACCACCGATATGCCATGTATAATTTTTGCCGGATCGGCTGGTCGCACCTGAGTCATAGCACTTCCAATCATAGATACGAACAAGGTTTCCAGCGCCGTCGTAAAATTCCCATTCTGTTTCTACTTTATCGCCGATATCATCAAAATCTTCGTTGTCATAAAACTGTCCGGTCTTATAAGTTGGTTCACCTAAAATCTCAACGATTTGATCATATGTTGCGGTAACGTACCCTTGTAGACTTGACATAATATTTTCTCTCTTCAATTAAGTGGTTAACTTTATTATGCTGCTTTCGAGTCCATCTCAACGACTTCAGCCATTTTGTTGACGATGAGATTCTTAACACGATCCATGCTGACTCGCTCATGCCACTGATTGAATACTCGCACTGTAGAATCTACGCGGTGGCATTTAAAAGTGACAGATGATTGCTTACCTCGGTGACGCAAGGTAATTGAAACACGTTCGCCATTCTTCGCTAAGCGACGCATTTGATTAACAAGTATATCAGCATCTTTCTTAGAGAAAGAAGTGTCGTTATCGTATAATTCCTGCTCACGAGCTTGTTGACGCTTCCTATCAATTTCGTGCTGTTCAAGTCTAGCTAACACGACCTCCGCCATACGCATTTCATTTTCTTGACATGATTCAACAAAGGAACACGCATTCTCTAGCAACTTAGCAAAGCATCGCTGTGTTTCAACAATACCTTTACCGTTTTCGCCGCCAGCTGAACGGTTGATGCTGTATTTGAATAGCGGACGACCTGCAAGTTTACGGCTGTTAAAATCTTCGCGGCTGTAAAATTCAATAGACAAGCAGACAGTGATGGGGCCGCTAGAACTCCAGAAGTAACGCTCATCCTGAGCTGCAGTTTCTACGAAATCGTATGATTGGTATACTACACGCGACTCATCTTTTGTGATGTTATCGATAACGTCTTGTACTGATTTAGGGTTTTGCATAATATTTTCTCTCTTCAATCAAGGGTTAACTTCATTTGATGGAACCATTATAGAGCAGTTCTTCTCAAAAGTAAACACTTTTTTGTCATTTTTTTTCAATCATTCTTAACGTTATTTTCCATGTGCTCTAACAGTTGTATTGCTTGCGATTGATAGTATAACACCCAAAAGGTTGGATGAAAGAATGGTATGATCAACGGTGCCATATTAACCCTCCTTGATTGCCTTTAGACTGCATTTATTAGTGTGCATGTCATTAACTTCGCCGCACTCTAAACATTTTTTCCCACCTTTATATCCGAAGATACGGTGATAGTTTTCTTCCCATGTCGTTCGATCAACAATAGAAGGACGCCTTGCTGAACCTTTACCGCCTGTACTTTGACTACTCATGATTTCTCCGCATCTCTAAAAAGTTTTGCCGCTTGATCCGTTGTAAGGTGATATCGCTTGTATTTCGAGTTCCATTTAAGCTCTTTCCATTGAGACTCATCTTCCCAGTTTAGGTTTTCACTGGTTCTTTTCTGGATACTCGTGCCTTCCCTATCGTCTTGACTTATTACTACATGGTTGTCATAATGTTTCATATTATATCTCCGTTTTAATCGTTCTCACTTATATTGCCGGTCTTGGTATATGTATTGAACCACGCGGCGCCAGCTCCCACAATCGTACCGATAAGACCCATCTGCTCAACAGTTGGCGCCTCAAGTGCCATAAACCACATCGTGCTATTGTATAGCAAAACCATATAAACTGTTATAAAAATTCTAGGAAATACTCTCCATGAATTTACTGCTGTTGCTAAGTCTCTTTCGCCTTTCATAAGTCACCATTTAGTCTTTGTTGATTTACAATACGCATTGCCACTGCTTACATACTCTAAATTCACGCAAATTCTCCATGATGTATCTTTTTGGGGTAGTGGTCTATGTATCATCCAACCCGGAAAAAGGTAAAGATAATTTTCATACACCTTTATTGTATGCAGACCACAACACTCCACCTCTAACTCGCCACCTTCTTGTGGTAAATCTATATATGTGACTGCATTGATTGTTGATGAATTAATATGATTATGGTATTCGCTGACAAAAGTTTTGTCTGTTTGACAATAAATATATGGTAACTTTTCAGCTTTTATGTTTTCGCCAACGTCAAACTCCCTTTGAACAATTTTTTCGAACTCTGACATAATTGGTACTGAGTATTCAGCATTCTTATATGCAGTGTTGTTTCCATATGGAGTTTTATTTTCTAGGTATACTTTAAAAACATCAATCATATCGGCTTTAAAAAGCTGATTGTGTTCTTCAAAGTCAAATGGAACAGCAATAAAATATTGCTGAGCAAAATCTTTACTCGGGTACATCATCAAGTATATAATTTTTATGGTTTAAGTAAGATACTTCACCCCAATTTATCTTCTTAGAGCCACCCAATGCCGCCTGGTAATAAAAAACAAGTCCCTCTATATCTGATACTTCCATGCCATCAATCCATGGACCACCATGCGTATAGTGTACACTGTGGCTTCTTTCAATATCAGTTATATCAGAATACCCTTCTGTCCAAACATATTTATTTGGGATTGCATCAACACTACTTGCCCACTTAAATTGATGCAGATATTGACCGTCACAAGTATTAATAATGTCAGGGGTCAGTTTTTTACAATCTGGATGAGCATTGTTGAATACCATCATGCTTGACCAGAGTTTTTTGTCATATGATGTATTTTTTAACCCGCCCATCTTTTCTGCTTTGCTTTCTTTAAAGTCGTGTTTAACACATGCGACAGGACTATCTGGTGATACAAAATAAAACAGATCTAAGATTGAATTCTTGAAAACAAAATCATCATCTACAAAAACGCTTATCCCTTCATAGTTCGATAGATAAGGCACTAAGAACCTTGAATAAGTGAATTCAGTTGATTGCTCTGCATATTCTCTTGTATATTCTGGTATTTTAGATATATCAATCCTGTTGATTTGGAAATAGTTTTCTGCTTTTTCTACATCAACACCGTGAATTTCAGAGAATTGTTGAAGAATACTACGAGCACAGACTTCAGAGCAATCCCCATGGGTGCTATCGTATCCAATAAAGATACGGAGCGGCTGATCAAACATTATACTTGATTTCTCTGACCATTCTACGATATCATTATCCAACGACATTAGTTTAGATTCTTCATGCTGATTAGCAATATCTGGAATGCCATACGACAAGTATCTATGCCAGTCAACAGACAAATTCCTTGGTCCTTTATACATCTCTTTTATTTCTTCCCATCCTATTTTAGGATAGTCTGCAAATTCATAGAAAAGATCATAGACAATACAATCAGGATTTTGATCTAACATAAAAGACGCAGCGCTACGACAACCACCAGGATGGAACTGCGCAGTGGTTGCATGACCATGATTAAGTATTACTAAAGGAGGATCACGAAGCTCTTCTCTTTGTAACTCATGAATAAGCCAATGCATTTTTGTTATTTTACGCAACTGACCATCTGTTTCATATTCAAGAGGAGTTTGCTTATCAGGGTGTTGTAGTGTTGGCTTAGAACCAAACGCAATATAGCTTTGATCAGGAAGATTAGCTTGATGATTTTTAAAGTTATACAAAATTAGATCACGGGCTGCTGCGGTCTGACCAGAGCAACCAGCATCAAGCTTTTCTATCAGTTCTTTAAGAGGAACTTTCCTAACGTGCTTTATATCATGATAGAATTTTTTAATATCAAAATTAATTTCATCATGTGACCCTCTCTTTTTTTCTTGAAAGAAGGTAATATATTTGTTTGGTGTTTCATCGTTATCAAAATGCATTTATACAACAATACCTGAGGTTGCTTGAATCCATACTTTTTCAATAGTTGGTTCTGTTTTTTGCATAAAAATAATATGACTACCATTAATAGTAACTTTATTAGGATTGCGTTCACCAGACATACAGATAGCAGGTGCAAATTCTGCGCCTTTTTCAGATACTACAAGTGTGCGTGGGCTTCCGATACGATATTCGTCGTTATCAAAACTTTCAAGGCGACCAATAATTTCTCCTACAACTGTTACGACTGTGATTACTTCACCGAGTTTAGCCATTTCTATTCTCCATAGTATTTTACATGAGGTTGATCACAGTCTTCAACGGTTCCATCTTCTAAAGATACGAAGTTTATGTAGCCTGCCGGTTCACGTGATTTGTATTCGTTCTTTTCTATATCTAACAAAGGTACTATGTTGCCAATCATATTTCTATACCACTTCATTCCATCTTTACAGCTATTAATTCTTAATACTTTTACATTCATAATAAATCCCTCACATAATTATAATTTCTTTCCAATGTTGTACTTAGCAACTAATTCCCAGTCAGCTTTATCTTTATGAGATATGATTTTGATTTGCCCTGTAGGAGCTGATTCAGCGGCGACAATATCGCTGTTTACAACCTCAAGTAAATCCCATTCTGCAAGCAATCTAACGATAGCGTTTCTTCGTCCGCGATCTTCTTCAGAAAAATTACTAGGCTTACCGTCAAGCGCAAATAACTCTTTGAAGTGCACGATATAATATTTACCGCGCTTGTGCAGAATATGACACGATTGGTATAGCTTCTTTGTTTTCGGACTAGCAATACCAATACGAGTAAGGGTCTCTTTGATCTTTAAAAAATCATCATCTTCTATTAATGTTATTTCAACAAGTGAATCTACAATGTTATCCATGTTAACCGCCTTTTTCCAAGCTAGTTTTTATTATTTTAATTTGATCTGAAGAAAGTATTGATATTGCTTGAACTGCTTGACTATTACTATATCCATAGTATTCCTTTACAGCTTCAACATCACTATCATCTTCTTTTTTAAACCATTTGGAAAATCTTTTCCTTGGCCTGATGGTACTTATTAAAAAATCATATTGGAGTTTTGGGTCTAAATCACGGCATATATTCATTTGGTTGGCATACATGATCGTATCTTGAAAGTATGAAAGGCCACGATTCATAAGAAAAGGCTTGTAATCTTTCTCAAGACCAGGATCTTCGGCAATGAGGTTTTTCTTTGATGTATTGATACTATTTAAAAAATCAAATGGGCTCGTCATGATTAAATCGTTCCTCAACTGCTTCAGTATATTTCTGTTCTATTACTTCCATTAGCCTTTCACATTCTTCACACACAGATATTGCATGGTCCCCAACGTAAATAACTGCACACGGTTCAGGGCGTTCATTATTACATTCAGTAATTTCACAATGTAATTTTCTATCTTTTTTAAACATAATATCCACCTTTTACCATATATCAGATTTAGATAAAGACCAACTATTTTGTATGGTTGGATACATTTCTAAGTGAACCATAAGCAAAGACTGTAGTTCATTGATAACATCGAATTCAAACCCCTGTCTTGTTCCTCGCGCTGTATAATCATAGCTAACACATTCTGTTAGTTTATCTAGACAGTCTTGTGATCCCCAGAGAAAGCATATCTTAGAGGACAATTCTGGGTGTTTTATATCTACTAATGATTCTTCGACACCAAGATAATCAGCTACAGTTTTAGGATTAAGAAAATTCACAGTTTGCCATAATCTCTGTTAGGCATGCAGTAATATTTATCTCTTGATCTGCAACAAATGCCGTCTTGTATTGATACTCAGATAATATCAGAATAAGTTGTGGAACAGAGTTTGGTTTTAAAAAACCTGAGCATTTATCATACAGCTTTCTAAATAAGGCGGTAGGGTCGCTGTCAGAGTTAAATGCAATCCATTTTCTTACTTCTGTAAAATCTTTATCTTTCAGCTTTTGTACGAGATTATCAAAATTCTCTTCACTGAGATTTGCAAGGATTCCGTTATCAATAATACCTGTCGCTGAGTAACGTTGTAACTCATTGATAATGCGGCGGTTATCAGGAAAGTATTTTTTAACAAACTCGGCAACAGCCCCGTTTACGTATTCTACGTTCTCTGCTTTAAGTATACCACATATTGATGTAAACACGTCCTTTGCAACTTGAGACTTCTGCTCTTTAGATATCGTGAAATCTATAACGCTACAACGAGAATGAAGTGGTTCAATAATCCTATTCTTGAAGTTACATGTAAGAATGAATCCACAGTTTGCAGAGTATTCTTCCATGAAGTTACGAAGAGCTGGTTGTGTA